TATGTAGATCACGCGATTCTTCAGGCGCCAACGGTCTTCCGAATATTCAGCGTCAATTATCTTATCCGCAGTGATCGTGAAGACCGGTGTGCCGATGTCTTTCGGCTTGAAGAACAGAACGCGCCCCGGCTTCATGCGCAGATAGTAGTTCGTGCCGCGGGCCGTGGAAAGCATGATCTGCAGAGCACGCTCGTTCTGAATCTCCCATGGTGAATTGAGGGCAGGCCCGTCATCGACATTCGTCACATCGACCCCGCTCTCGAGGGACGCGAGGTCGCTGATGATCGCGCCCGCGGTTGTTCCCGTGTTGTAGAGACGATAGACGACGTGGCGGTCGTAGGCGATCAGCTCGGAGTATGCGGTCGCATCGACCTCGAGTACGCCGCTCTCCTGACGTTTGCGCCGCTCGTAGATTATGCCCTCGAAAACGATACTTGCACCGCGTTTGACACGGACTTTTTGCCCAACATTCACATTTGTGTTGATTAATGTAAAATCAATCGCCTCAAGCTGGCGGTTTGTGATCTTGTGACGATATGACATTAGCTTATGAGTAATATCGTTCCATGCTGTATCATAAATTTCAAGCCGTATCATACCATCCTCAACCTCCGCGCAATTTCACGGCTGATAACCTGCGCGAGTTGTTCAGGATCTGTCTGTCCGGTTACATTTATCGATACATTTACATTAACTGGGCGCATGCCACCCCGTCTGAAGAACTCCGCAACATCGCGTGGTAGGACCATTTCTCCACGGTGAAGATATGCTAAGCCCTCGGGTGTGTACCAGGCACCATGTTGCATAGCTCGGATATTCCCGGCGCCAAGAGTCTCATCAGATCCTCTTGATGATGTTCCTTCGGTTACTGTAATTACATGATGATAATGGTAAGTATGAATTGTGGTGCCGTCGAGCTGCTGAAGTGTATTGCGGAATTCATTCACTTTATTGATATTTGTCAAAACTTCCTCACGGAATTTCTCGAGAAAGCCCCTCAGATTTAACACGGGTTTTCCTGTCTCATCAAATTCAACCCCGAGGGCAGCAAGTGTATTTTTCATTTCCTCTTCGGTAACTACACCATCCATTAACGCTTCTGTTAGACCAATAGTCACATTCATAAATGCCTCAGCTGTTGAACCAGCACCCATCATAGCCAGCTGCAGTGCTGTCTGCATTAATGAAAGTTGCTGTGTTGTGAAAGATAACGCGGACTGTATAGCCTGCAGTCGCTCCTGTGAAGCTATTTGCTCGGCGGTTAATTTAATCGATGACTCAAGCTCTTTTTTCCGTGCCTCGAGCTGTTCAATTTCTTTCTTCAGTGCTTCTATACCCGAACGGGCAACACTTTGATTGAGGCCCCCGTATTTTGCGAGGCGCTCAAGCTCTGCAATCTGTTGTCGACGGCGTTCAATCTCCTGATTGATTAATGCAATCTCATCCGCCACAAGTGCTCTATTTACACTGAGAATAGTGTTATAGTAACTGAGTCCGAATGAAGCGACATCTTGTGCACTTCTGAGAGTTCGCATCTGTACCTCAAGTGTTGCCATTTTATTGTTGAGCTCCGTGAAGTAAATCAATGCTTCTGAAAATACCGGGCCGAGACTGCTGACTCCTGTTCGCATTTCATTAAGAGCGCTTGTTACTGTATTTAACGCGTTAGTCAGCGGGCCGGTAACTTTACCAAAATTCAACAACTCTGTAATTCCACGTTGTACTTGTGCTATCAACTGATCATAAGTCTGAGAATGTGCCGCAACAGAAGATCCGACAGCATCATGGGCCTGACTTTCCGCCTTCAACGTATCAATAAGTTTGCGAGCCTCTGCTTCTGATATTGCTAACTCTTTTGTGAGCTTCTCCACCAGCTCCGCATTTTCATCATATACAACATTGAGCCCGAGTACAGAACTAATTAACTCAGCAACACGCTGTTCATTTACACCAAACGACCGAGAAAGCAGCTTGATGACTTTATTTGCATTTTCTATCTGAGCTGCCGTTTTTGCAAATTCTTCTCCCAACTCAGCAACAGTATTTTTCGCTTTCTCTGTTTTCATCGCGACGTCTTCAAGATATTTTGACGTTACACCGAGCGCCTCAGCAATCTTGAGCCCCTCTTCAACTGTTATACGCCCAATCTCGATGTTATATGCAATAATGTCTGCTGCCTCTTCAGCTGTGTATTTACCAACAGCCATCCACATCTGCAGATATCCCTGCAATTGATATGCTGCATTATTCATGGCAGTTGCAAAATCTACTACAAATGCACCAACGACAAAGTCAATTGCGGGAAGGACAACAGATCCGATCATAGTGGCAATTGCACCAAATCCTTCGCCTATCTGCCGCTGCAAACGATCAACATGAGCTTGCATTTGCTCCATCTTTCCTGCAGTTGTTTCCATGTATTGATTAAACGCGTCTGTTGCTGTTCCTGCTCTGCTTATGGCTTCTTGTAGCTCCTCGATGTTTTCTGTCATTTGCGCGAATGTGAACAGAGCCTTCAGTGCTCTCATATCAACGCCTGTGAGACGCTCTTGTAATTCAGCAAAACTCATGTTACTGTTCTTCACAGTTGCTATAACATCAAGAATTATCAGATTAGCATCACGCATTTCTCCTGTTGTATCTGTTATTGCAACGCCCAACTTTCGTGCAATTTCTATTAAATCAAGTAAGAATCTATTAAGATGAGTGCCTGCCTCTTGTGCACTACCAAATCGGCGCTCGAGAATCACGAGCCATGTGGTTGCGTCCTCGATTGACATGCCGAGTGCTTTTGCAGTCGCACCAACATTAGCCAGTCCGTTAGCAAAGTCGACAGCAGAACCGATGCCGGCCCTTGACGCATTTACAAGAACATCAACAGCACGGGCAGCCTCATGTCCCGTTAGGCCGAATTGCGCCATGACCTGGACTACAGAAGCGCTTGCGGCTGCATAGTCAACATTCTCTATTTTCGCCAGTTTGATAACTTCACCGAGGGCTGCCATAGCGTCGCTCCCAGACAGACCTGCCTTCACGAGTGCCTCGAGGGCCCTTATCGCCTCATTGGCTGAGACGGCATATTCCCGTGATGCGGCTGCAGCGGCTACACGAAATACTTGTGCTAAATGTGATACATTTTCGCCCGCCTCACTTGCCAGAGCGGCGAGTTTAACGCTTTCGCGCTCAAATTCCACAAATGCACGCGTCGCATCAATCACAAATTGTCTAATTTCTGATAATACACTGAAGCCGATGAGGCCCGCAATAGTTCCTGCCGCAACGCGACCTATATCACCAAGGACGTCTCTGAACCGGCTTCCGGCTTTTGCAACTTCCGCCATATTATCTGTTACACGACGCGTCACATTAGATAATTCATCGCGTCCCTCGAAAATTACTGATACTCTATACTGCTCAGACATAACGCATCACCTGACGCACAATATTGCGGAGCTGCCGAAATGCGAATTCTAACGAGCGCCTGACTACATAAGTTGCTCTGGTACCAGGATGTCGGACATATCGGGCAAATACTTCTCTGCCTCCGATATAGAATCGCAAAGCGCGGGCCCTCCGCGGCATAATTACGTGGGGCCTGCTGCCGAATTCAACCGCGGCAGCATACGGCGCATCAACGCGCATAATATAGCCCCGTCTCCGCTCAACTATATAAGCCGATGCTCTGAGGTAGCCCGTACGGACTGGCGCTATCTTTCGGAATTGTGACAGAGTAGCCGTCGCTAACTCTTGCAAAATACTGTCTATTGCCCGTTCCCAGCGCTCTGGCGCTATTGCCCTCATCACTTTATCAACATTTTTAACGAATATTTTTATGCGTGGCACGGGCCTTCGTCTTTTTCATTTGTTTCTCTTCATATTTAATGCCCTCGATTGCGGCCGCAACATCAATTAGAAAGTCTTTTATACTGCCCTTTAAAAACGCAGAAGGCCGAATTCCGTAGCGTTTGGCGAGCCCGTCGAGTGTTATTAAAAAGTCATGGCCGAAAGGTTTTGCTAATTTCACGCATTATCTCAGCATAGCGCTGCAGTGCAAAGGCAATTATTATATCCTCATGCTCCTCGCAAGGTTTTGGACTTACGCAGTACTCGATGACATCTTTTTCTGCCTTCTCGATCTGCTCCCGAGAGGGCGGGTTATTGCTTAGCGCAGCAGATAAAGTGATGAGTGCGGGATAAGCGACTGGGCGGATACGTATTACATATTCATGATCATCAAGCTTCAGCTTCAAACTCCTGCCACCTTATTCGTGAGTCTGAGCACAACAGCATTCCCCGTCGCAGGTTTTAAAGCTCTGAAATTTATATCCTGGACCAGCCGCTCGCCTCCGCGAATCTCTCCGGCCCATGCTTCATAAGCGATGCGTGGCATATCTATCTCCAGCTGATAATTATATGTGCCGCCCGCGACAGGCCCTGTTAAGGTTATATTAAGCGATGTCTCATCTGCGCTTAAAAATCTGTTCAGATGTTCAGCCGTCCGGAACCGAGCAGAGAAACGTCCGCTTACTTCGAGGGCAGATAAATCTATTCCGCGCATGGTCGCAGTCAAGTCGTGGAACGGGTCAAGGTTGTTATTAAACTCGACTTCGAGCTCGATAAGCTCAGCGGGTACGTCTGCAACCGTGACGCTTATGTCCGAATTGATGAACTGCCGGACAGACGGATAAGTAATAGATGTTGCGAGAGGTGCTGTCGCGGGGAATCCTCCAACTGCTGAGACGCTCAGCGTTGGGGGCTCATCGGCCGACATACTTATGCTTAGCGTATTTACAACCACGTTGGGGATCCTGAGTGCGGTGACTTCATCAAACCCCATCTCCCACGTATAATATGTCAGCTCGGTCCCATATGGCGCGGGCTTAAATTCATGCCGATACACATTGTTGGTTGCATCAAGAGTAGTAGTCGTAACAGACTGAAAGAATGAGTGAAACAGACCCTCGAGGCCCTCGGGGAATAAATAGCACTCGAGTTCGGGCTCACTGTACTTTCTGCCCGGCAGCCACAATGTTGTCTCTCGGGACGCCAGAGACGGTGGGAACATTCGCTCATCAGATGGATTTGGATTTGCGCTCAGAACGTCTATAAATCTGTTTGGTGCGGCCGGAGCATCGAATGCGGTTTGCTTCCTGAGGCCGAAGTATCGCACCATCAGTTATTAGTCTTAGCTTGAAATATTTATGTTGAAGCCTTTTTCACGCAACAATTCGAGGGCCCAATCGCTTAGTGCTTTACGCAGAAGGGAAGGGTCCGCATTCGGGTTGACCCATACAGCATATATCTTAGGTGCGGCTACACTTTTCAAGATTTTTAAAGCTTTAAGCGGCTGGTGTGGGAGGCGTTGCGCCTCGGTATGCATCCAGACGCCTAAATCTTGCGCGTGTTTTGCGACCCAGGATCGGAGCTGCCTCGTTTTGCTGACATTCTTTATATACATGAAAATCTGTTCTGCAGTGTATTTGCGTGGATCAATTCCAAATGTCTGTTTAAAGTCTTTAATGAGTCGTTCCGAATCACGGGACGCAACTTCCGTTGAAATTTGCATGATTTTTTGTGTGAAAGGAATTAAGCGTTCCATAGCGCTTAATATCTCAACAAACGGAACTCCAAGCTGAGGCATAGATTCAAGCAAAAGCTTTTTTGCGACTCCCACGTTCCGAAAGTTTGGATGCACCACAATCCGCGAGATACGTCGGACATGTCTAAATTGTTCATTAATATACCACTCTGGTCGAAAAACACGCCGTGCTCCTGTCGCAACTATAACGCTCGGGACATAAACAACAACGCCTACAACCCAGTTGTTAATTCGTGCTCTATAAACTTTTGGGCCTGCGACAGTATGCGAGCGATAATGCAAAAATGCTAACTTATGCCAGTCATCAATCGTACCGGGCTCAATTATTACTCTGTCGAGCAATGACCAGGGCCGCTCCTCATACTGATGTTGCGAAATGTTTATATTGGGGCCCCAGTCCTTGTGGATCACAACAGTAGGCTGGAGATCTGTAATTAGATCATCGTGGGCAGTACCAACAACAAGCGTCAGACTATGCTTACGAATATATTTCTGAAACGCATAAGCAACAGCACAAGCTGTATAACGATCGAGGACAGAGCAGAACTCATCTATTACCACAGTTTTCGCTTTTAAATCGATTGCTTTTGCGAGCAAAAAGCGCATCTTCTGCCCGTCGCTCAGCTCATTATATTTCCGGAACCACGTGAATGTGTCGCTCAGTCCAACTGTATTTAAAATTTTGACAGCCTCATAAACGTCCTCTCCGACTTGATCAATGATCGGCTTTTTATAGTCAATAAGTTTGTAAAGCTCCCAACTGGCAGCGACGGGCATAAATTCGTCACTCTTTGATAGCGCCTTGACCAACTCGCGCAATAATAAGCTTTTACCAGAACCTGATGGGCCTGTAACGTAAACAATATCACCCGAATTTATTTCTATCTCAACATTCTCGAACAGAGGCATAATAACGTCCTCAGGGTTGAAGCCCATCAGTTCTGCAGCTGTGCGCATGCGTCCCGTTACGCGACCTCGCGTCTGAAATGTAATATTAACTTTCGTTCGGAGCGGGTAAGTGATATCAGCGTACGGGACTGCTATTTGAAACTTCATATGTATGCTGTCACCTGCAGCTCAAGAGTCCACCTGAACATAAACTTTTTCTCTTCGTTATTATATGCCAAGAAGGCTTCAACGGGTGTTACATATACTTCAGCACCAAGCGTTCTGTTCCGCATAATGGCATTATAAACGTCCCACAGTAGTTTTTTCATTTTCGCGTAGCCCTCATCGGCAGCTCCTGCCATGTGCTCGATAACTATTGTAAACTGCCAGTTGTGTTCAAGAATGTCACCTCGGAAATTTATGTCATCCATCTGCAGACGCTCCGCATACACAATTGCACGAGGAAATTGTGTACGGGGCGAATAAACGCTTATGTCTACGCGACCCTCGAGCTCAGGAATAGTCTCGAGCAGGTTTTTTAATGCTGTCTCGACTTGGTTGAATTTTTCAAGTGTAGGATTGATGCTCATGCCTAAAATATTGTAAGCGCCCGAATATAAATGTGAAACGGCCGCGTGTCACAATCAAGCGTAACGGAACGGAAATAATTATAACGACTGCTGACATTCATGCTCTATTCCTTGGATTTGCGATAATAATTGTTGTATTAACAGCCGCTTTGCTGTTTGTTATGGGGCGTACTGATGAGGCTCTGAGTGCTTTAATTTTCGCATCAGGCATGGGCTCAGCTGAGGGGCTCAGACGTCTTTTCCGTCCTCGAGTATCACGGTATCGCCGGCGGCATTATTAAGTTTTTCATGAACAAAATAAGCATAAACAACTAAATCCCGCAAATCATCTTGAATTTTATTAAGCGATGATTTTGCGATGAGCATGGCTTCAATTCGCGCAACTTTAAGCCGCAATCCTGCCACAAGATCGGCCAGACTCATATAACGCCATGCATCATTATAAACATCCTGGCGGTTTTTGTAGAGCAGGGCGCATTCCGAAAGGAATTCCCCAAGCGAGGTCATGATTCCTCCTCCGCAAAATCTGCATGAATACGAGGTAATATATAACCTCTTCGCTTCCGTGTAATGTAATTCGTTGGGTTATATCTCAGTTGTTGGTTGCAAATCGCACATCGATTTGGCGCATATTCTTTAGTAAATACCGCTCGGCAGTTTGAGCAATATTTTTCGCCACGAGAATAGTCAGGTTTTTTATTCAACCAGAATGTCAGAGTGATGCTTTGGGCTTCGCTCTGTTCAGTCACGTCATTATGACTTACCAGTATAATCAAAAGCTTTTGATATCAAACGCTTTTGACCCACTGGACTTCTCTTCAATAGGATTGAACTCTGTCGATGAAAAGCTGCGGCAGGCTGAAGAAGAAGCTATAAAACGTGGAATACTCTGGGATGGCGTTATTAATGTTGCAAAAATTTTACGCGACCCAACAGTTAACCCAAAAGATCTTTATGAGGCATCACCCGAGATTCGGCAAGTCATTTTTGATGGATCAGAACTTAAAAATGAGATAACGCCCGCGGATTTGAATCAGGTCGTTGCTGCAAATGCGCGCATCCTCTCATGCAAAAAGGTCTGGCGAATATATGAACAGAATGGTTTTCAGCAGATAAAAATTGTGTATGTTGGCAAACTTGAAGTTGGAAACGATACATTCATCTATGAGTCTCGCATCCCGGTCCCCACCGATCGGCGAAAAGTTCTTATATCACCTGCTATCCATGAAAAGAAAAATCGTGTATATGTTAGATTAATTGCGGCCGAGCAGCAGCAGGACTTAAATACAGATTGGGCCCCAGAATCACTGACCGACCTACGTGCCTGCTTTCCGATGCTCGTTGGAGAAGATATAAATGTCTATTTGGCGCTTCTATCTCTTGCCAGCCGTCTGAATTTAAACAAAGACTTCTGGGTGATGGGCCTCGTTATTCAGGGCGAATCCTCATCGGGCAAAAGTTATTTACTGCAAAATATATTGCGCCCCTTTGCATATTTAAACCGCGTTGAGGAGTTTACGCGGTTCACGGGCGCATATCTCGAGAGAAAATTCCGTGGGCGCAACATGGATGAAGTAATTTTAGCGATATATGAGCTTCAGGAGGACACACCACAGCAGTTGCATTTAAGCCTGAGCGAAGGCCGTTTGCGCGTTGGCCTTGTCGATAGGGAGACAGGCACAGCTGTTGAATATGAATTCGAGGGCATGCCTTTTTTAGCGAGCACGACACCTCTCGAGTCGCTGAGGCCGGACTTGCGCAACAGAGTCATTGTCACAGCAATTGACGAATCTGAGGAACAGACTAAGCGCATATTAAATTTTGAAACTCTACTTGCGTCTGATGGCTTTAAAGCTTATCAGCTGAGGAAAGAGGCTGAAGAAAAAGCGCGGCAACTGGCAGCTTACTTCAAAAAGCTGCAACCCGCCATAGTCGTGGTTCCATTCGCTGAGAAACTTTACGAGCGGCTAACTTTTTATAACACCAAGCTCAGGCGCGACTGGAAAAAGCTCCTCGCACTTATTCAGGCATCAGCTCTTTTATTCCAACACCAGCGACGGGCAGAAGAGCGCGACGGGATCAGAGTAATATATGCGGATTTGTGCGATTTGCAGAACTTATTAACAATCATGCCCGCGTTCATGAGCACATTGCGGAACCTTACCGATGCTCAGGCGAAAGTCCTAAGCTATTTATCCAAAGATTTTGCCGTAACGGTGCGAGATATAACTCAGAAAGCGCTCGAAGACGGCTGGGCAGTTTCACCGCGGCGGATCCGAGCAATTCTGGAGGAGCTTGAAGTTCTCGGTTATATAATTGTGGACCGCGACCAGAGGCCCTACCGCATTCTCAAGCTTCGCGATGCCCCTGAGTTAACCCTCGAGGACTTGGCAGCAGCTGAGTCTGATAGTAATAATAATAATAATAAGGAATATAGTGCTGCCGAGACCCCATCTGAGTCTAACAGTGATAATTGTAATAATAATAAGGGATATAGTGCCACTGATGAGTCCGCCACACAAATTGCGACTCCTGATCTGACACTTAAGTATGGGCAGCTAACGCTCAAAGACTTCAGTTTAGTTGATTGAATAATTAAGCTCCCACGTGCATACGAAAGGGGAGGGGGGTTAAATACTCGCTTCAAAAACCCAAAACTTTAAATAGGGCCCAACAATCAAAAAGTCGGGGGCGATAATTGCGCCCGGTGCGGAGCGGGCGCATCCCGCCCCGAAAGTATGAGGCCGCCGGACGGCGGTCCGGAGGCGAGTAGGGGCGGTTCGCCCCCATATTAACCGGAAGCGGCAGCGATATTCATGAGTGGTGCCGGTTATATCGTCATATATCAGAGCACCGCAGTAGCGGCATCTCCTGAGTCGAGGAGCTTCTGCTATCATACCAACAATAAATACGCACAACAAATTTATAAATTATGATAGCGAAGGTGGGCTACTTCATAAGCTTAACACCAACCGAGATGATATCTGTCGCATACTTTTCGCTCAAAGCAAGCGCAAGAGCATAAGCCAAGTCATCATATGTTCCGAGACGCTTCTCAAAGCTATACTTTCCGCTCCAGCTACGCGTGGCTTTGATAGCGTTCAGATGGTTTAATAATTCGCGGTCGTTCGGTAGGATCAGCTGCTGGTTCTCAAGCATGACCCTCATATTGAACAATATTTCTTGAACCTTGGTTTGATTTAAAACGACACCTTGGGCGGGGAGGCCCAACTCTCTCAGGTGCTCCTCGATAGCGTTACCGATGCCTGTCTTGTCAAATATAAGCTTTGCCATAGGGTAACGTTCGTGCATATCCCGCAAAAAGTGGTTTACCTCGACATAGCTATCGGTTTTAAATGTTTTGACAAACATCACTCTGGCTTTATCTTTATGCCATTTGATTGCTACAACTGCTGCTAATGATTCTTTTCCTCCGGGATCATACCCCCAGACGAGGCCGGGCTCGAGGCGCATATCATAATCATCAACACATGACCTTAGAAGCGAGATAGGCAAGAATGCATCCTCGTCGGCTAAGAATTCTGCCATGTACTCAATCCTGAAACGCTCCTCCCCGATTAGTCGCCGTTGCTCTTCCAAGAACTCGGGTTTTACGAGAGGATTGACGCTTGTCGGCCAGTGATATTTAGACCAGTCGGGCGAATGCCATGCTTTATAAAATGTGTGATCTGTTCCCCAAGGTGTGCTGAGCATCCAGCAGGCCCCATCGGTCGTCGCGAGCATCGGCAATACCACATTTTCTATTACTTCCGTAGGCATGAATGCTGCCTCATCGAGGATGATCAGATGCGCTGTAAAACCTCGGAGTGTATGACCATAACGTCCGCATGGAAGCGCAATAATCCAGCTGCCGTTATTAAACCGAATTCGTGTCCGACTTTTATACCGAACGCTTTTGCGCAAAATGCTTGTTTCAACATGCTCGAGTATTTTATCGAACATGAGCATGCTTTGCCGCAGCGTTGCGGAGACTATTAAAGTCGTTGTTCTGGGATGCGTCACAGCAAAATGAATAGCTTTAACCGCAATCGTGGTTGATTTGCCGACCTGTCTACCCGCACAGACTATTATTCGTTTGCTCGGGTCTCTGAGCAACTGAACTTGATACGGAAATGGCTCAAAGTTAAGAATATATTTTGCAAAGTTGACTGGGTCCAGCAGCTCCTCAATCTCTATGTTTCTCGTGGACAAGGATTTTCTCACCGTCCTTGTGCGGAATTACATAAAGCCCAGGTCGCACTTTTATTATTGTCTGCCCGCGCTTCAAAACGATAATTTTATGGACGAGCGGCAGCGGAATGCTATAAGTCACATGCAGACCATCCTCGATGCGAACGCCACCATACAATATCAGATGCGGTACCGGATAATTGGGTGATGTATATATCTCCATGAATTCACCCTCGGTCTCAACAACTGTGATGGCATCATCCTCCTCCATGCGTCGGAACGTACGTGTTCTAATCTCAGCAGCATCAAGCCAGATTACGAGGATACGTGTGCCGGGTCTGATATTCAGTTTTGCAAATTCCTCAGGTGTCAGAACTCCTCACCTCTCGTAAGTTCATGAAGCGCGAGGCGCAAATACTCAACGGCCGCTTCAATATTTCTGTCCGATTTAACAGTTATCTTTCTGAGTTTGGATAACTGCATGACTATATCCGCCTCCTCAGGGCGCAAATATGCTTCAAAGTCTTTGATTCGCTTTAAAAGCTTTGCGATACTGTCGGCGAGGCGGGCCCCTTCTTTGCTTCCCAGATCTGTCTCTTCGAGTGCATTAACATAAGTAGCGAGGACTCGGACGAGCTTATTTACAATTTCACGCAGGACCTCTTCACCTGTTGCGGTCATCAATAAAGTTTAAATTTTGGTAATATTTTTATGAATTGTTCACGGACAGAAGGACTTTATTAAGCCCCTGCAGCATCAGAGTAAGAGATGCGGGCGAAAGAGACGACTGATTTTTTAGCGCGCCTTGCACCTGAGGCAGTTGAAGCTTTAAATTACCTTGAGGTGGTGCTCGGTATTACGAAGAACGATATCATCAATCTCGCAATCTTAAACCTTGCAGCTGAGTATGAGGCAAGCGAATTTAAGCGCCAGTCCTGGAAGTTGATTTGGCACCTCAACATGCGTCGCGAGCGTCGAAAGTGATATCATTCGTTTATTTTTTATTGCGTTAACAGAATTGGTGATGAGTGCTCCCCAGTCTGGTAATGAGAGGCGCGTAATAGATTTCGTCAGAGTGCAGCGACCGGCCGACCTCATCAGCATACGCGATTTAGTCGACAAAGTGGTGATAATAAAGTCGTTTGAGGTGCTGCCGTCACGGTTCGGTAACGAGTACGTCCAAATACGCGGAGAAGTCGATGGGCATACCTTTACTGCCAGGACGGGCTCCAAAACTTTAATAGAGCGATTGAGGCGGCTTGAGCCAGTGCTGAGCGATGCATCAATCAGAGCAAAAATAGTCAGGCGGAGAAGCACCCGGGGCGCATACTATTACGACTTAGACAGCCCATGAGGTGTGCAGAATGTCTGAGGCCCAGCGAACAATAAGACTATATAAGAAAACTATCGGTATTCGAGATTCTGTAGAGTTAGTTTTAAATCCTGCAGATTTTCTGGCCCCGCCCAAGGTACCGGAGGAGATTCTTCGAGAAAACCTTTTAATTCACCACGCGATGGGCTGCGACAACACTGAGTCGCTTGAGTTCAAGCTTAAAAACGGATGGATGCTCCGAGGCGTCCCCGATGCATGGCATCAGGATAAAATCGTTGAGCTGAAAGTTGTGAGGCCCCACTCTGACAAAGATAAACTGTTGCGTCTGGCGGCATTCCAAGGCATGATATACGCTCTTGCGGCAGGACTTGATAAAGTCGAAGTCTGGTTATATTATGCCATGTCAGGAGATGTTCAGATATACAGCTTTAATGTAGATGATCTGCAGCCCGGTAATTTCTTTAACACACTGGAACACAATCTCTGGGTTTTGCAACAGTTGCAGAAGCCGAATTTCGAAATTGTAAAATTCAAAGAGCCACCAGAAAATAAATTATCTATGCGTATGGTGAAAACGAGATGAGCGCTGTTGTTCATGATCGTGAAGACACCAGCCGATTCATCAGACAGTTTATTGCATCGCTTAATTACCGCCTGCAGGGATATAAATGTCCACACTGCGGTAAACAAATTGAGATCGGGTGGGTTAAAACTGCGTGCTGTCGGAGGTTGATATGATGACCGAGGAGGAAATTCTGCTTTCACTGTCGACGAAACGCTACTTCCCGCTCGATCAGCTCTTCGACGCCGCGAAGGAACTTCAACTCGATTCAGTGACGGTCGCCGTCGACGAGGACGGTCTGCACAGTATGAGCCTTGACTACGAACATTATCGCTATTTTGAGTGGCATGCCCACCGACTTATTCTCGATTGTCAGCACTATACGTTGCAACATCCTTTCAACTTCGTCATCGATGACATATCCGAACGACCATACCTTGCACCGCTGATGAAAGCCTGGCGCGGATTTTATGGTCTATTGACTGAGCAGGAGATCAAAGTCTACAAACGTGAGGATCAGAAAATGTTCTTTGCCGTTCGCTTCCCCAGTTTCGAGTTTGCAATGCGGATCCGAGAGGATAGTATGAGGCCGCAACGATTACCAGAACTGCAATATTCCGCACGGGCTCGCATTTACACCGACGAGCTTACAAATGTGCTCAAAAAGCTCGAGAAACACAAGCCGGACCTCATCAAGCTTGAATTGCGAGAGTGGGTGCTCGACATATTCGCAATAAAAAACGGTAGTGAAGTTGCTCATGAGGTCATTCATCCAAGCCGTCATTATAACGAGGCGACGTCCAGTTATACAGCCAATTACTTCATGCGGCTTTGCAAAATCATGAGCAGACATACCAGCGCGGTCGACATTGAATTCGCGAACAATTACCCGATCAAAATTGAAGCCGCCTACGTCCCCGGCGCGTTAACGTTCGTTCTGGCGCCCAACGTTCCCGAGCGGCTGGGGAGGTTTGACGGAGGTGGGGCGTTATGAGCGTCGAGCGGCGCGATCCTGATGGCGGCGGCTTTACTAAGGAAAACGCATGGAAATGGCTCGATCTCGCTGTCGGCGATTTAGTAGAAATCCATGGTTTAGCAGAAGAGGCTCTCGAAGCTCTGGACAGAAAAGACTTTGCGCGTGTTCGCAGGAATCTCAAGAAGATTGAGGATATTGCGTATATATGGACTAAATAACCAGTGCGGAATGAGGTGATCGCGGAGCTGCTATGCCAACTCGTGCGCCGTTTCAATTCTGGGGCGGCAAACAATACTTAGTCGATCAGCTCGTCGAACTTATCCCCCCGCACCGAATTTACGTCGAGGTCTTCGGTGGCGCGGCCGCCCTTCTCTTCGCAAAGCAGCCTTCAGAACTCGAAATTTACAACGTGATCCCGAGAGAGGGAGTTGAAAGAGACATTGCAGAACCTGACCGAGCCTCAGCGTCGTCTACTAG